CCCGTAGGTTGCGCCGCGCACCGCGAGCGGCAGGACCTGCTTGACGTCGTAGTTCTGGATGTCGCCGATCATTTCTTTTTTCCTCCTTTGTCCTCCGAAGCGTCGATCAGCTTCCCCGCGAGGGCCTTCTCGGAATCCTCCCGGAGGGCCTTCTCGATCGCCTCGGCGTCCCCGGCCGTCAGGGCCCGGGCCTTCTTCATCGCGATGAGGGTCTTGGCGTCCTTTTCCGTCACGTCCGGACGTTCCCCTTCGGCAAAGACCTTGCCGCCGATGAAGACATTTCTCAACACCATGATCTTCATGGGATTGCTCCTTTGTCGATTCTCCCGGGGCGGCACGAGGAAGGCCGCCCCGGGATATCAGTGGTTATCAGGTGGTCGATGCGTCGACGATGGCCGCGAAGGACTCGGCCCTGCGGCAGGCCCCGTCGACGTCCTGGAGCACCCGGACGCGGACCGTCCCGGCGGCGCCTCCCGTGTAGGGATCGATCAGGATGTCGATGGCGCCCCACTCGCCGATGATGTAGTCGGAGAAGTTTCCGAAGATGATGGCCGAGAGGTTCGACCCCGCGTTCTTGGTCAGGTTGCTCGGGACCTGGTTGGAGACGCCGGCCCGGTAGCCGTTGAGCTCGCCGAACCCGGGCTCCTCTCCCTTCCCCCACACGGGGATCTCGCCGTAGGTGGCGTTGGTGAAGGTCTTCTTGAGCTTGCCGCGCACCTTCGCGTTGGTCAGGTAGGCGAGCGAGCCGATGTCCGCGTTGTCGATGGACACCTCGGTCTCGAGGTCGACGATGTGCCCCCAGGTCGGGGCGCCTCCGTCGGTGCCGATGGCGACGGCCCCGATGCCGGAGGTCTGCAGGATGCCCAGCGGCTGGCTGGAGCCGGACCCCAGGCCGTTGATCCCGGCGTAGTCGATCGCCAGGGCCAGCACCGTGGCCAGGTCGTTGCGGACGAAGGCCTCGACATCGAGCGAGGCCTGAATGAGGAGCTTCCGGGAGAGGTCCGTGAAGGTGCCGACCGTACGGGGAGACATGGCGACCTGCCCGAATTTCTGCTGGCTTTCGGTCACGTTGGCGTTCTCGCCGACCCAGTAGGCCGTCGCGCCGCCCGTCTGCTTCGGGATGGCGATGTCGCCCACGAGCCCGCCGAGCACCTGGGCCCCGAGACGGCGAAGCAGCATCTTGTTGCGGAGCAGCTCGATGAAGGAGGCCGCCAGGAGCTCCGTCGCCACGAGGTGGCCGCCGGCCGTGGGGGTTCCCTTCGTCAGGTCGCGTTTCTCCCGCAGGACGTCATAGGGGACGAAGAACCCCTGGGGCGACTTGTGCAGCCGTTTGGCCACGGCCTCCGAGCACTCGAACTCGAAGGCGGCCAAGCCGCGGTTGCCCTCGGACAGGGCGCGGATTGCGCGCACGATCGAGAACTGCCGGATGTCGCGATCGGACAGGCCGATGGCGGGATCCGGGTCGACGACCGGCTTCGGGTTGAGCCGCTTGAGTTCCTCGAGGGCCCGCTTGAATTCATCGGGGCTCGCGCCGGTTTCCACGTAGCGCAGGGCCACGTCGGCGAAGCGCTGGTTGTCGCCATCCCTCACGAGTCCCAGGATCGCCTTGACCCGGGCGGACTCCTCGTCGCCGCCCTGCTTGCGGGCGTCGTCGATTCGCTTCTGAATCTCTTTCTCGTCCATCTTCGTTTCCTCCTTGTCAGGATTGGTTTTCACGCCGACGCCCTGGCCGGCGGGGATCTGCCGCGCACGGCCGACACCCACGCCGGGGTCGGCCGGGATCGTGACGAGGGAGACCTCGAGGGGCTCCCAGTCGGTGACGCGATAGGTCTGCACGCCGTCCTCTTCCTTCTCGAGGACCATGGCGTGGATGAGGTAGGACACGGATGTCGTCCGCAGCACGCCGGCGTCGACCTCCGCCCGCTTCTCCTGGCCGACGGCCGACGGGGAGAACCGCACTTCCGCACGGCCGCGCCGCGCTCTCTCGTCGATGCGGGCGCTCTCGATCGCGCCGATCAGCAGGTCGCGGTTGTGGTTGAACAAAAGGCTGCCGGCGGAATTGAGCCGGTCCAACCGCACGGAGCCTCGGCTGTGGTCCAGGATCTCGATCCCCCACCAGCGCTCGACCGGCGTCTCGCTCGAGAAGGACAGCTCGTAGATGCCCTCCCTCCCTTCGGCGGCCCGGCACTCCATGTCGACATGGCGGGACAGGCGGCCGCCCGCCTTGCCCCCGTTGATCTCGTCAATGAGCTGCCTGAGTTTCGGATCCATGCTGCGTCTCCTTCCAGCGGCCGTTGCCGCCGTTCTTGTTCTTCCCTTCCCCGCCGTCAGCCTCGTCCCCGTCGCTTTGGCCCGAATCCGTCTTCGCCGCAGCATCAGGCGTCAGTCCCTTGCGGCGCATGTATTCCTGCTCGTAGACGAGCTGGTCGATGTGCTCCTCGAAATCCTTCCCCTGCTCCGCCAGGAGATCCGTCCGCGTGGCCATGCCGGATGCGAGCGATTCCGTGTTCGCCTTGCCGTCCTTGAGGGGATCCACCCAGGACCAGGACCGGCCGCGCCAGACGGCCGCGCCGCAGATCCGGTCGATGTCTGCCGGCTCGAAATCGAGCGTGCGCGCCAGGACCTGCATCCGGAGCCAGCCCTCGAAGACCTGCTCGCAGAGGTCCTCGATCAGCCATGCCTGAATCGCCTTCCAGCCGTCGCGTTCCTCGAGGGTGCCGGAGCGGATGGAGCTGTAATTGACGCTCTCCAGGTCGGCGCCGAGGCTGTTGTAGGACACCTCGAGGCCGCAGGCGATGGCGCGCAGGACCTGCTTGACGAAATCCCGGTAGGATGTCGTCGGGTGCTGCGGGTCGAACATGTTCATCGTCGTGCCGGGGGGCAGGACGGGGAAAGAGCCGGGCTCGGCCTCGATGTATTGCCGCCCGTCGGCGTCCCGGTCGTCACCCTGGAACATGCCGTCGGCCGTCTCGATGAACCCCATCTTCGCGGCGGCGATGCGTGCGGCCACCAGCTCGGCCTCCTCGTAGCCGTCCAGCACGTTCGTCTTGGCCATGACTGCAAAGGCCCAGGGCACGCCCCGGCGCTGGTTGACCCGGAACGGGACGAACAGGTGGATCATGTCCTCCGCCGGGATCCGCTCGCGCTGCCGATACGACACGGGGTCGGAATAGTCGTTTGCGGCCCTCCGGGCCACGTGATATGCCACCGGCCGGCCCCACGGGTCGATCTCGATCCCCATGATGATCCTGTATCCTTGCCCGAGATCCGCGTTGAAGGATTCATCGACGCTGTCGGCCTCGATGAGCTGGAGGGAATACCTGTGCGCGTTTTCGAAGTTTCGCACCTGGCGGATGAAGATTTCGCCGTCCCGCGCCACCGTCCGCAGGCAGAGGTCCTGAAGGCGGACCCAGGAGAGTTTCCCGGTGACGTCCGGCGAATGGCGGCGGCGGCCCCACTCCTTCCAGGCGGTCTCGACGGCCCGGTTCGCCTTCTCGTCCAGGTTGCCGTCCTTCAGCTTCAGCTTGCTCTGGAACGAAATCCCGCCGGGCCCCAGCACGTTGACGGAAACCATGCCGATGAATTTCTTCATGTAAGGATTGTTGATCGAGAGATCGCGCGACCGCGCACGGATCCGCGGAAGCTGGGCGCGCAGGACGGCGTCCATTGTCAGGTTCGCGGGGTTCCAGGAGGATACGATGCGATCGGTGCGCGCAGCGGCGAAGCCCGTCGTGCTGCGCTTCCCGACCCTGCGGTATCCGAATTTCTTCATGATGCGTTCGATCATCAGAACCTCACGTAGACGTTTCCGCCTCCGTCGAGCCCCTTGCGGATCCTCTCGGCGCGAAGCTCGCGCTCATATTCACCGCGGTACTGGGAACGGAGTTTCAGCAGGTCGGGAAGCGGGGTCTTCTGCAGGGATCGTCCGTTGATCGAGTAGGACAACTGGTCGGTCGTGGCGCGGCCCAGAATGACCGCCTCGATCGCGTCGAGGACCTTCTTGACGTGGCTGCGCTTGTCCAGGCCGGAGACATATTCGGCGGGCCCCTCTGCCACGGTGCAAACCCCCGAATCGACGATGTGCCGCTCCAGGGTCCCGCCCGAGCCCTTTTCGACGGTCGCAATCCAGGAGTACTCGCCGACGGGATAGGCGCCCGTCACAGTGGCCGACGCAGAGGCCGAGAAGTCCGTCCCGTCCGCCACGGCCGTAATGTCGAACGCGCCGGACGGTCCGGCAAATTTGTACTTGAGGGTCCACTCGGGGGCGGAGCACTCGATCGTCGCCCCGTCGGCGTCGACGTACGTCGTCTGCGACGCGGCGCGCTTCCAGCCCAGCGTCTCGCCCCTGTGGATGATGGACGGCTCCCGACTCATGCGTCATCCTTTTCGGGCGGGGGGCCGGCCGATCACCGGCCCCCGCCCGGGAGAGAGGTAGATGACAGAGACGAGAGAACCATAGCACGGGATTTTTTTTCAGGAGGGGCGTTTTAGGTTACTTTTACTGAAATCCCGGGTTACTTTTACTGAAATCCCTATCAACTTTTACTCAAAAATTTCTTGACAGGTTTTTTCTACTCTGCATCCTGGGGCATTTCGGCCACCCTCCCGCGGGTGCGCTTCTGCATGAACTCCTCGATGTTCGCGGCATGCGCCACCATGCGCCGGCCGATGATCGCGGCGGGGAGCCCTTCCTTCAACAGGTCGTAAAGCAGCGGTTTCGAAATGCCGATGTAATCGGCGATGGCTTGCGCCGTGATGAGGATCTTCTCGCTTCTCGGCGTGCCGCTCATCGCATCCAGCCCCCTGCCCTCTTCATCCAGCCGCCCGGTGCGGACGGCCTCGGCGTATCGGGGGGTCTCGCGGGCGGCGTCCGCTTGTGCTCGGCCAGCAGCCGCAGGCCGCCGCCGGGGAACTCCATCTCGACACACGCCGCCGCCAGGATCTCGGCGTCCAAGAGATGGTTGGGGCGATGATGGACGTTCACCCACTCCTCGCGGCCGCGGTCGTCGAGTTGCTTCTCCTCGGCCAGGATCTGCGCCGTGTAATCCATGCCCGTGTCCTTGTGCAGAAACATCGCGCCGGGCAGCTCCCTCGTTTCCGGGTTTGCGGCGATCTTGAGCCTGTAGTGAAACTGGTCTTTCGCCTTCGCCGTGTCGACCGACAGGATTCGCAGCCCCGCGGGAAGCTTCCTGCCCCGCGGCGTCGCCAAGATCTCGTTGCCGAGCCGCAGCATGCCGGGCAGTGTGGTGCTGGATCCCTTCGTGCCCCAGAGGGCCACGCCGCCGCGGCCTCGGTTCTTGAGGAGCCAGAGATACGTTTCCTCCGTCATCGTCATGTCCTCGTACTTCTCGCCGCCGCCCGTGTCGACGCAGCACCGGAAAATCTTCATGGTGCGTCCCGTCTCGCCGACCGGCCAGGCCGTCTCGAAGACCAGCGTCTCGACATCTTCCCACGTCAAGAGAAACCCGTAATGAATCGTCCAGTTCGTGCCGTTGCCGGACCACGCCTTCACGACGAACCAGAACCCGTGCTGCTGCACGTCGATCCCGCAGGTCAGCCGGATCGCTTCCTCCGGGACGACCTGGGCCGGCAGGGGACAACGCGCGGCCAGAACCTGCTCCGCGCTGCCCGAGATGACCGTCAGCTTCCACGGCTCCGCCAGGTGCCGGTTATGAAAGTCCTTGAATTTGTTGATGTCGGACAGGCCCCGCAGAAAAGCGGCGGCGATCTCCGAGAGCGACACGAACGGAGAGAGCCAGCTCGGCAGGTGAAACCCGATCTTGGCCGGCCGCTTGCGGCCCAGGGCCTCGAACAGCTTCAGGCCCGACGCCCGGTCCCTCCAACCGCCGGCGCGCACGGCCACATCGCGCTCATAGTCGTTCCACTGCGCCAGACAGCCCGGGCACTCGTACCAGGCCATCTTCTCGGCCTCTATCGCGGCGGGGTCTTCGGAATGATGCTTGCCGTCGGGCCCCGGCTCGGCCGCTCGCGGCCACTTGATCTGCTTGAACTCCATCTTCTGGTCGGCGCCGCACGCCGGGCAGCGGACCCAGAAGTCGAACACGAGCTGCGCCTCCGTTGTGAGCGCCCGCCAGATGTTTCCCGTCTCCGTCGTGGGTGTGCTGATTTTCCAGATCTTGCGGTTGAACCGGTAGGTGATCGTGCGGGCCTCGCCCAGGGAGATGGGGTCCGTCTCCCTCTTTCCCGCCGTCGCGGGGTATTTGTCGACCTCGTCGAAAAGCAGGTATCGGATCGGCTTGTTGGCCAGCCGTGCCGCCGAACGGGCCCAGGCGATGTAGATGGGCATGTGCTTCAGGTTGATCCGCAGCGACGTGCTGTCGTCGTCCACGCCCGTCAGGTATCCCCGCAGCCGGGGGCTGCCCTTGATCATGGGCTGGATGCGGTCCTGGCTGTTCTCCTTGCCCGTCAGCTCGTCGGGGTAGATGCACAGGGCCGGGCCCGGGTCGCGGTCGATCGCATAGCCGAGGCAGTTGAGCATGGCCTCGGTGCCGCCCACCTGGGGCGACTTGCACAGGATGACCGTCTGCACCGCGGGGTGCCATGAGGCATCCATGATGCCGGCCAGGTAGGGCGTGATCTCGTTCTTCCACCTGCCCGGCAGGACGGACATCGTCACGTAGCGGTACCGCTCGGCCCAGCGCGACACGGGGATCCGCTTGTGCTTGCGGAAGACCTTCTTCTCCGCCTCGCTGAATACAATCTTCAGCCGCACCGTACCGGCTGCCGTCCGGATGGCCTCCGGCAGCCAGGGGCGGGAGCGGTCTATGCGAACGGCGCCGGGCATTTATGATTCTTTCCTCAACGCGTTGCGGCTCACCACTTCCTCCTGGCCATCCTCGAACCGCACAAGGGCGCTGTTCATCCGCATCCGGGCCAAAACCCGGCAGCGCCTGCCATACATATCCCGGCGCTTTTCATTGTTCTTCCATTTGTACCGATACATCTTCATCTTCCCCATCAATCACCACCTCGAATTCCTTCGCCTGCGCATAGCCGTTGATGTGCTCGTCGAGGTCCCGGATCATCGCGTTGATCAGCTCTCCGGCCTGCTTCACGTCGCCGCCGGCGATGCGGATCCAGTCGGCGGCCCTGGATTGCACCCAGTGCTTGAGGCCCGCCTCGAGGACCCCCGCCCGCGCCGCCAGCTCCTCCGCCATTCTTTCTTTTTCTATGTATTTGCCTTCCTCGATTTCATTCAGGCGGCGCTTGCGCTTGAGTTCCTCCTCTTTGATGCTCAGCTCCGACTCGAGGATTTTCCGCTGCAGTTCATCCTCCGGCTCCTGGAGCTTTTTACGCGTCGACTGCCGCTTCAGCCATGTCTTCGCGTAGCGGTCGACGTCCTTCTGGTGATACAGACCATCGGCTTTCGGAAGAAGCTTGCCTTGCTTGCAATGCAGGAATACCGTCGATCGCTTGGCGATCCAGCCTGTGTCGCCCAGGTACTCCACGACCTGGTCGACGGTCGACAATTTTGTTGACTCTTCTTCTGCCGCCGGGCGCACGCTCATCGAATCAGATTTTCCCATCCGATCTCTGCCGATGGATGGCTCAATAGATAATCCCGCACCAACGGTTCGCGGAAGACCAGGCGGTTGATCCGCCCTCCCACATACTTCCCGTCCCGCAGGACCGCGAACCGCTCCGGCGTGTTGATGATCTTCACGCCGGGGTTCTTCCGCAGCAGGTCGCGCAGCTCGAGCAACGGCCCCGGGATCTCGCCGCGCAGCAGCTCTTCCTCGACAGGCGCCGGCGCGGACTCCGGGCGGGCTCTCTGCTCCGTCTCCGGCCCGCTGATCGTCAAGGCCGGCGGCAACCCCGCGCGAATCCACTTTCCAAGATCCGTCCCCATCCGGTATGCTTCGCCCGGGTCCTTCCCTTGCGGGACCGGCCACCGTTCGCATCGGGCAAAATGCTCCTTCCACCACGCCATCGCCTTCTTGCCCGCCTCGTCGTAATCGATCGCCACGAGGACCTGCAGGGCGTGCGTCAGGATCTGGAAGGCCTCGGCGTCCGGCTTTGTGCTGACCGACCCCAGACCCACGGCCCCAGCGAGGGCATTGTTCGCCACGACCGCGATCGCATCGAGCTCCGACTCCACGACCACGAAGGCCCGCCGGCCCAGCTCCAGGATCATCGTCGCCATCGAGGAGCCCGGCACGACATAGTAGCGGGGCTCTCCCTCAGGACGACGAATCCGGATTCGGCTGATGATCCCGTCGCGGATGTAGGGAATGACAAGGCCCTGGGGAATCCACAGCACTTTTTTCTTGCCGTCCTCTCTTTCGATGTCCGGCAGCCCCCAGGCGCTCCGGGGGCGAAAGATGTCCTTTCCGTTCTCGCCCGGATTCCAGCCGAGCCGATGATTCCTTGCCTGTTCCCCTCCGATGCCCCTCTCCGCGAGCCACCGGAGAGCCTCGGGGTTCTTGTCGAGGTTCTCCTGGGACCAGGTGATGAACTTTTCGGCCTTCTCCTGCCACAGATCCGCGGGCGGGGCGTGGCTGCTGGGCTTAAATTCGGGCTTAGCCTGATGCGGAAGCGCAGGGCGCCAGGATGCCGGCCTGTCCGGAACGCTGATTCGAAGCTCGGCGCAGGCCTCCTTGAACGACATATTCTCAAACTCGATCAGAAATTGGATATTATCGCCCGATTTGTCGCAACCTCTGCACCAGTAGCTCCCCGTCCCGTCGTGCTGACTCGGCCAGACATGAAAGCGATCCTGACCGCCACAGCTGGGGCATGGGCCCTGCCACTCCCCGCCGTAGGTCCCGGACACCTTTCTGAGCTTCACTCGCCTTTGCGCCAGATCCAGCACGTTCACTTCGCTTTCTACCCTCCCCTTTTTTTATCTCCTTGTTTTCATTATTCATTTGACAAATAAAACTTATAAAATCCCCCCCGTTCTGATAGTTGGACAGTTTTATGTATATTTAGCCGCGCTAGAAAATTGAAAATCTTACGACAAAAAAAACCTCCAAATTAGCACTAACCCTCCCCGTCCGGATGATTCTGTCCAGACTATCAACGACGGTCACTGAATAATTCCGGCCACTTGCACCGATTGCGCCGGAAATCGCCGCGATTCTAAACCCTCCATGCTTTCCGGGGAGGCTCTGACACTTTTTCATAGGTTCTACCTTCAACTTCTAATTTTTCAAAAATCGGGCTTATCTCCCGATAAACCCTCAGACCATCAGAACTTGGACTTTCCCCTCTCGAGTAGAACGTCATTGCTCTCCGGGGTGAGCATGATGCCGTGATACATGACGCAACCCGTGGCCTTGCTCTTTTGGTACTTCTGAGAGAGCTGCTTTCCGAACCACGTCCCGCTCGGCGGGTTTTTGCCGACGTTGTCCTCGTACCAAATCACGAACCGCTGATAGAGAGGTGCGCCCTTGTCCTTGGCCCCAGGCTCCCGGATGCAACACTCATCGAGGTAATCAGCGAGGAGGTCCTCATTCCGGCGATAGTTCTCCGTCGCATCCGTCACCTCCCGAGGGGGCTTGAGGCCGTGCTTCTGCCAGAGCAAGCACCCGCGGACGAGCCAAGCCAGGATCCCCGGCGCTTCCTGCAGAACCTGCCGGTCGAGGTTCAGGACAGCTCGCCGCTCGTAGGATTCCTGCGGTTCGCGGTTGACGAAACTGATGAGAAACGGGATCAGGTGAAGGCGCTCCCAAAACGCCTTATCGTTCGGCGGGGCCTGGGGCTGGGTGTTGGTCATTAAGAACAGCTTATGCGTGGGCCGGAAGCGCGTCGGGTACTTGTCATGCGGGTTGCGTCCGTTTAGCTCGTCCTTGCCCGTGAGCCATTTCACCTTTGATGCGCTGAACCGCTGCCCCTCGTCCACTTCTGAGGCGAAAGCCATCCGGATTCCCTTCAGGCTCATGATGTCCGGGGAAGGCCCGGACGAACTCTTTACATACTTCATCGACAGGAGCATTTCGGAGGGGATCGATCCCGCGAGATCACCCATGACGTAGGAAATGGACTCCACGAGGAGGCTCCGGCCGTTCCATCCTGTTTTTCCATAGAGCACAGGGAAAATCTTTTCTTCGACTAGGCCCGTCATCGCGTAGCCGAACAGGCGCTGGACATACGCGACGAGGTCCTCGTTGCCGTTCAGGATCTCGAGGATCGTTTTCTGCCAGAGCGGGGCGGGCTCGTCGATGCCCAGGAACTCGACCGGACTGGAGAGCGAGAGGTAGTCCCGGGGCCGGCCGGCGCCGAGCCGGCCAGTCTCCAGGTCGATGACGCCGTTCGCGCAGGGAAACAGCATCGGCTTTTCATCGAACTCGTCGCCCGTGATGGCGAGGGGATTTTCTATCGTGTGCGCGAATTTCAGGCAGGAGGAACGCCGCTTCTCCGCCCGGAGCTGCTGGACCCGCTTTTCGAGAGCGTTCCGCCGTTTCTTGAGCTGGAGAACCTTCTCCGGGTCGTCTTGCGTCTCGATGATTTTGGCGTTGACCTCCTTTTGCTCCCGCTGATAGAGGTCAACGACCCGCTCCACGACGGCAAGAGAGCGGTTCATCACGTCCCGCTTCCAGACGTGCCCCTGCCACTCGAACCACTCCTGACGGTTCTTGCAGAAGACAAACTGGTCCCGGAACAGGGTCGCATAGAGCCGACTGTCGCCCAGCTCATTCGCTGCAAGGCACTCCTGGATGAACCCGCTGGTGATCTCCCCGTCCCGGTCATCCGGCCCTTTCGGACCCTCGGGGCCGGAAGCCTCTTTGTCCACCCGGTCCTGAACCTGCTTTTTGATGTCGTCTATATCGCTCACGGATTAACCTGCTTTTTCAGGTAGTAAATCCAGCGCAGGGAGATGTTCGGCACGGCCTCCTTGACCTGCTTCGGAGCGACCCCGGCCAGCAACAGGCGCGTGACGATGGCCTTTGTCTCCGGGTCGATGAGATGATCCGACCCCTCAACGAACTGGCGACCGCAGCCCCGACAGCGATACTTCTGCCGACCGGCCGCTCCGCGCCCCCAGCGCAAGCACGAGGTGCCGGAGCAGCCCGGACATGCGGGCGTTGTCGTGGCTTCGGTCGTCATTTCACCTCGCTGTCCGCACGGCCTCCTGAAAGGCGCTGCGGAAATTCTGCCGCCATACCCGGTCAATGGTCTTCTGGGCGATCTCGTAGAATCGGAAGATACTCCGGTATGCGGGCTTTCGGACAAACATCATGATCGGTTTGATGGCCGACCCCTTCGAGAACCCCACGCGCTTGTAAATCCCGGGCTTGAGATGGCCGCCCTGGCGGGCTACAAAATAGGAAAAGCCCATCGTGCCTTTGCGCCGGCTGCCCCTCAGCAGCCTCTCCTTGCCAGCTGTCGACATGTTGGCCTTGTACCCCTGCTCGCCGAACGCCTGGAAATAGGAGAGGACCTGAACGATCTGCCCTCTGGACAAATTGCCCCAGGCGTCCACGTCGGCCCCCTCGCCCGGCGCTACGTACTGCCCGGCAGGCAAAACGCCGATCCGCTGCAGGGCCCGCTCGAATCGCTTCACGTTGCGATCCTGGCCGAATATATTAGGGCTCATGTATTTCGTCGCCGGCGTTCCCTTCCCCGCAAACTCCCGGAGATAGACCATGGCCATGAGGGCGGCCCTCGTTGCCGGCTTTACGTAGAGGCTGTTGAGCGTGTAGGGAGTCGGACGGTCGAATACCCGCGCGATCTCCGCCTCGAGATCCTTCTTCACGTCCTGGGCCGTCCTGGTCAGGGCCAGCGCGGTCGCGTAGGGCAACTGTTTCTTTTCGAGGTCATTGAGCGTGCGCCGGACGGTGTCCAACCCCTCGATCTTGATCGAAATGTTCACTGGCAACCCCCTCCATTCATTATGCAATGAGTCTAAAAATCTAAATAAAATTAGAATTTATCCGGAGCCGAAAGCCGAGGTTCGAATTACCCT